TATCAAATATAGACGTTACAGCAGGGTTTTTACCTGTGTATGCTTGTAGTCTTTGCATTAAAGTTGCTTGTTTTTGATTATATTGATCCTCAGATAAAGCCTGGTCCGTGCTTTGTTGTGCTTGTAACTCGAACAATGAACCCATAATATTTTGAATAGCTAAATCATTTTGTCCTTTAGCAAACATTTTAGATCCACCTTCTGATCCGAGTATGTCAGCCTGTGCACCAATCAATGTTTTAAACATATCAGATTCGCTATTGTATTTATTAATAGCTCTATCGTCTATGCCTTTGTTGTAAGCTGCTCTGCTTGTTCTAAAATTAGAAAAGGGTTCTTTAGCTGATGCTCCTGCTGTTTGAAATATGTTTCCTTGTGGTGATCTTGATAATAAGTCTAAACCAAAATCTATTTTAAAATTTTTTAATGAATTGTCAGGTGCCATAGGTGGTGCTTTAAAACCTTGTTTTTGTGATTCAGCTCTAAGTTGATCCATAGTAGCATTTCTTAAATCAAATGGTTGTACACTACCTGCTTTTTCATAACCCTGTCTAGGAGCAAGACCAGATGTAATACCTTCACCAGCACTACCGCCTTTTCTAAACATAGGTCTTTTCATTATTCTGTTCATTTTATGAATTTATTCCTGCAGCTCTTTGAGCGTTTTGGTTTGTGCCACCACCAAAGATACCACTTAGAACACTTGCTGTTCCAAGAGCCGTTTGTAATGGTGTAGGGTTAGGTGTTACAGTTGACTGATTACCGAATGGTGCATTGCCAGAGAATAGACTTGCAACTCCAGAACCATACGTACCTAATCTTTCATAAGGTTCAAATGCTTCTAATCTATTTGCTTCTCTTGTTGCATCAAGTCCTGCTTGTGTCTGTGCCTGTTGTAGTCCGCCCAATCGACCCAACTGGTTAATATCTGCTGTTTGGAAATCTTGTATGTTTTGTCCTAATTGTCCTTGTTGATTAAACGCTGTTTGTGCATTTAAGTTAGCTTGATTAAATCCTTGTTGATTTAATTTTGAAAGTATTAATGCTCTGTTAGCATCTTGGTCAGACATATAATTTGCTCTTTGTACACCCTCACGTCCACCACCTAAGTTTCCAGACATCGCTGCATTTTGTCCTATACCTGTTAAACCTGCTTGAGTTTGTTTGTCAAATTCTGACATGGTTGCATTGATTACATCCTGTTGATAAGGAGATTCAAATCCTTGGTAAGCTTGTGGTCCGGAGTATGCTGCTTGTTGTGTAAGATAAGGTTGGTATGCTCCAACACCTTGACCTGCTAAATTATAAGACTGTGTTTGTAAAGGATCTTGACCCGCTACTTGTGGTGCAAGTCTAGCTGTATCTAAAGGTATAGATGTTAATCCTGCTAATTGTTTTCCGTAATCAACACCAAGGTCTGTTACGTATTGTTGTGGTAAATTTTGTGTTTGTTCTATTGCCATTATATAACCTCGCTTAATCGTTCTGATGTTTCAAACATATCTCTAGCGCCTTGCATTCCTTGTGACTCTTCTGATACTTGTCCACCTTGTTCTAAATGTTTCATCATGTTTTCCATAACTTGTGCACCTTGATCTATATCTCCACCACCTGCGTTTCTAACAGCATCTGCAGTAAATACAAACTCATTTACACTTAATCTTGCAGGCACATCATCTGCTTTTTCTGCTTTTCCTATAGGTACAAACCCACCTTCAGCTCTGTAATCTTTTTCCATACCACCAAGGTCCATGATTCCACCTTCGGCTCTATTTATTCTACCACCCATAGCCATCATTGGCATTTGTTCCATACCCATCATTGGCATTTGTTGTTGAGGCATAAAATTTTGTAATTGCGCTTGAAGAAAAGCTCTGTCTTCATCTGTTAAATTTGGGTCTTCCATTTTTTGCATTATTTTAGTTATTGCTTCTTCTGTTACTTGTGCGTTATTCATTTGCGGAGCACCCATGTCAGCGCCACCACCCATGTTAAATCCTATTCTCCCACCATTAGCAAAACTATTTACTTTTAAAATATCTCTTAATACATTTAACCCACCAAAAGGTTCCACACCTTTACTGGCTACATCATAACCCATTTGTCCTAGTCTATATACTTCAAATTCTGAAAGAGGGTCTCCTCCATTTTCGTAACCTATTCTCCCACCGTTAGCTGCGTTTTGATATACTTCAACCATGTCTTGAGGTGAATATTTTCTAGCTGCAACTGCAGGTGTAAAATTTAAATTAGCTGCCATCGCTTGTTTTTGATCTAATACGTTTGCAGTTTTTTTAAGGTCTGCTAAGGCTAACGCTGTTTCATCTTGAGTCAAAGCATTAGAAGTTCCATCTTCACCTTTTTTAGTAAACAATCCTGCTATTGCACCACCAATTACCGGTAAAATGTTTGCAGCTTGTCCGCCGGTACGTTCACTATCTGGATCATCGGGGTCCTTTCGTTTACCTTTTAAAAAAGTATCAATAGGACTTTCATAATTTTTTCCATATTTTGCATCTTCCCTCGCTACTCTTGCTTTCGATGCTGCTTTTGATGCTGCTTCTCCTATCGTAGCATTTTTTAACGGATCCATAATATTTTCCTGGAACCATGATCCAATACCATATTGTTTTCTACCATCAACACCCATGATACCACCATACGCTGCCATCTGTCTGTCAGGTAATACTGGTCCTGTAGGTTTAGGTTGAAAAGGATTAACTGGTTTTGTAGGATCGTTTGGTAATGGAGTGCCACCAGACATTTGTCCTTCGGCCATTGCTTGATCTAAAAATTGTTCAAAAGACATAGGATCTAATCCTTGTTCTATCATGTCGTCAAGATACTTAGAGTATTCTTCTTCTACTTGAGCCATCATCATCTCCTGCATTTGTTGCGGAGATTTAGGACCTTCATCACCACTATATTTTATAGATGGTGCGTTAGTCTCTAGCTCTTCTGAAATTTGTATGTCTTCTATTCCCATGGTTTTTCTACTTTACTTTGTTTTTCCTATTAAATCAAGAGGAGGCATGATAACAGTCACATCTCTTTGAATGTCTTCTTCGGGTATTCCAGATGCTTTTAAAGCTTCTTCTGTCTCGTAAACTTCTCCTGTTTTCTTGTTTTTAATAGTAGTTATTATCTTCTCTGGTGTTAGTTCTATTACATTGTCCATTATGTTGTTACCTCTTTCTTTATATTTAGATAACTGATAGCTACATCAAACGAGTCTGTTGTGCTTGATTGCACTGTAAAAGATGTACCACCTTCAATTATCAATGGTTGTGTTAATAATTCTTTTGTTTGATTAGCTGTTAATGCTACAGATTTAATAGCTGTAATACTGTTGTTAGTAATAGTAACAACTGGTGTGCCTGCTGATGTAACAAGTATTGATTTAATAACTATCGTTTCATTAACTGCAGGAATACTAGCACCTAGTGGTGTTAGTGCACTACCACTTGTATTATTATCTATACCTTTAAATTTATATTGGTTTACTACTGCCATTAATCTAAAAAGAAACTTCTAGCTTCTATCTCCTGTTTTAATTCTTCTTGAAATGTAGTGTTGAGTTTCTCTAACACCGCATCTAAATCTCTAACTAAAGACTGAGCTATGTCTTGCTCGTACTCGTCACTTGCTCTCGTCAATGATTGTACAATTTTTGCCATTATATTCCTAACATATTTTTTAACATAGTGTATCTAGTTCGTTCTGCATCACTAATATTTCCTGTCTGCAATTTTTGAAGCAATATTGAATATTCATCTTGCAATACATTTGCATTTTCTAATGAAGCTATTCCATCATTACTATCGTTGTCTGTATTTGTATTGATAACAGGTTTAGTTTTAGTTTTAGAAGTTAGGTTATTTGTAAAAGAATCCTTAAAAGATTTTATAACATTTTTATCTTTAAGCCCTATGTTTTCAGTCAAACCTTCTATAATTTCAAACGGTTTATTTAAATTTTTTTCTGTATAAGGTTGAATAATATCTTTTGCAAATTTTGCACCTTTGTAAATACTTTTTGCTTTGTTATATTTTGCATATAACACTGGGTTAAGTGCAAACATACCTGCGTTAAGTAATAAATTTCCCATACTAAATTTTGGTTTACTTAAAGGATTGTCACCAGGTAAAAAACTATTTAACAAATTTCCATCCTTAAAAAAACTTGTACCTTTATCTGTTATATTTGGAATAGGTGCGTCTAGTATTGATTGTTTTACTCTTGCTCTTTTTCTGTCATCTCTTGTGTCTGGTGTCACATCAAATTTTTCACCACCAATTATTTCATACGATTCTGGCGCTGTGATTCTATCAACTGTTCTAGTTGAAGTACCTAGTTCCTGAGGACCTCTAGGTCCGTCATTACTATTATCATTACTATTATCATTAGAAGAATTATTGGAACTACTATTTCCCATAGAAGCACTTTGTGCTTGGTTGGATTCATTACCCATGTCCATACCACCACCTCTAAATCTAACTCTTTGACCTTGTGCATACATCATTCTTTTATCAATCATTATCGTCTTCCTCCAGTTTGTATATCTAACCTAAAGGTACCTAGTTTCCAACTAGTATCAACAGCTGTATTGGATATAGTAAGTGCTATTGATCTAGCTCTAGCACGTGTGTCTACTTTTGTAGTGCTTGATGAAACGGTAAATGGTCCAAGTGATGAACTGGCTGCAGCGTCACTAGGATAATTTCTTAAATCTAATTGTATAATTGTATTACCTTCCTGTGATATAAAGTCTGGAATAATTCTACTAACCCTCATTATGTTTTCACCATCGCCTCTGAGATCACCTAAATTGGTAGCAGCTCCCCTTACAACTTTTTGTGTGATATCATAATCACCTGAAGTAATATCTGCTGGAATAGCTGTCGTAACACCTAACCTAATTTGATTAAGTCCAGTTTCATGTTCATAGTAATATGAAATTCCATCTGTATTACCTTCAACATCAAAAGATGTATCCGTACCTGCATCATATTGTGTTGCATGTGGTAAACCAAATACAGCAGAATCTTGCCAAGTTGTTCTAATAAATAAAGGACTTGCATTTACAAACCATATAGGTCGTTTGGCTGTTGAGTCTAGATAACTATAAGTAACAGATTGTGTATTAACATTAGAGTTAGCTTCTGGATAAAACCATGTGATTTCGCCAAACAAGTTATTAATACCGCAATAAATAAATTGATTTGATGTTGTGTTAAGATTATCATAAACATAATCTTCAACTAAGCAATCCATAGATTCTAGTTTACCTGTGTATCTAAAGAAACCATTATCAGACATCCAGTAAGCAGCACCATCAACTTCTACAGCTGCATTTTTACCAATCAGTCCACAGTTAGTTCCAACCTGTTCATAGGCAAAGGTAAAAGGAGTTCCAACAAATCTCATAGTAAATAAAGATGTGTCAGACCAAATGTAGATTGCATTTCTACCAAGCTTAGCACCCATGATCCGTGATCCGGCGGCCAGTCTTTGTGTACCCGCACTATTTTCAGCTGTAGGTTGATAGTCTTCTATGTTCTCTTGTGATGAAAATCTTATAAACATATCGTCTTGTGTAGTTTTATCTCCAATAGTTGTTTCAGTTCCAAAAAATACTAAGTGTCTATCTGGAGTTGATACCAACATATCTCTTGATGCTGTTGGTGCTCCTGGGATAATAACTGCTCTTGTTGCTGTTGCGTTAGCTAAATCAGAATTCCATTTAAAACATTCACCATTAAAAATTAAAGCAATTGCCGTGCTTCCTAAATTATCTATAGACCACATACCAGGCTCTGCAACTTTATCCGTGGTCGATGCTGCTTGGCCCCAAGCAGAAAAAGCACTATGGTTAGTTACGGTTGCACCAGTGCTGTGACCAGCGTTAGTTGTTCCTCTAACATTTCTAGTAATTCCTGTAAAACTTGTAGATGTAATTCCTGTGTAAGATATTTCTTCTGTGCCTACTTGTATAAAATTTGTTCCGGTGCTTGGAAATCCAGTTGTACTAGCTACATTAATTGTAGTTCCCGTCCCACCTGTTCCTGCTGAGTTAGCAGATAGTGAACCATTCAAGGTAGTTGTTTGTGGATTAGTTACTGAACCACCCCACTGAGAAATACCGTAACCAAAGACTCCAACTTGTTCAGCTGGACCAACATGGTAATATTGAAAAAAAGTAATACCTCCCGAATTTGTAGCACCTGCCCCACCTTCATTACCAGGCATTGTAATAGTAATAACAGTAGTGCTAGGAGCACTTGTTACCATAAATTTTTTATCAGCAAAATCTGCTGCTACAAAATTAGAACCTGTAATAGCAGTAAATGTAGTTGCATTATCAAATAAAATAATATCACCTGCTTGAAAAGTAGTTGGGTTTGCAAATGTAATGGTAACGGTCGGTGATCCGTTAGTCGTGCTAAATGCATTTGTAATAGCTGTACCTGTTGGATTAACTAAAGGATGTATATCGTAGTATACTCCTCCTGAATAAGCATATAAAATTCTATTAGTTCCTATAAGAGAATATTTAATACCTTCTTTACTAACCATGTGATGTAACCCTCTAGCTGCACCAGTTAATTTATTTTCACCTAATTGTGACCAACCACCTATTTTTTCTGGTGTACCATACCTAAAACGTACGTTCGTGCCTCCAGTCCATTGAGACTCGGCTCCTGTAGATGTAACTTGTTTATTGAATCCTGGTAAAAACCCTAATTTTTGTAGCATA